CATGTTTGAGCCGATTGTTCCGCTGACCGGCGAGGACTGGGAGTGGTGCGAAGTTCACGACGGTGTGTTCCAGAACAAGCGGTGCGGCCACGTGTTCAAGCAAGCGGATCGGTTCAACGGGCAGGCATACGACGGCGAAGCGGTCATCTTCTGGGACTGGTGCACTGACGAGGAGACAGGCGAACGATTCAAGTCGCACTTCACGAGCCGGGACAGCGCACAACCTATCACGTTCCCATACACCCCCAAGCGCGAGTACAAGGAGGCCACCAATGATTGATCTACCCGACCAAGAGACCGCACGGGTTGCCCTGCTGATGGATCAGGAGGTGGACAAGCGGGTGCTGGTGGCCCTGTACCGGGCGCTCGACCCCTACGCCATCGGTGGCACCAACGGAGCCATCCACGAGTTGGAACGAAAGTTCGACTCGGGAGACCGCCAAGGGATCAAGAACATGATGATCTCACTGTTCGTCACGGTAGTGATGGCAGATGGTTCCCTTATGCACCAGATTCGATCTAAACTTGGCGAACACTTGCAGAAGTATTAGGAGGCCCTATGCCATATACCAAGTCACCACGCCCGTACAAACGGGAGTACCAGAAACAGAAGGAGCGGGGCGAACTCGCTGATCGCATGGAGCGCCAACGCGCACGTCGTGCCATGGACAAAACCGGGGCCGACAAGAACGGCAACGGCAAGGCCGACAAGCGCGAGGGCAAAGACATCGACCACGTGAAGATGTTATCCAAGGGCGGCACAAACGCCCACGGCGTCAGGCTGACGACCCCTGCCAAGAATCGTGCACGCAATGGTCATAGCGTGCGTGAACCGGGTGGTAAGAAACCCTCTTGACCGACACTGCGCATAGCAGTACAGTAAAAATTCGACAGCGACGTGCACGAGTGGAGACCCACTTCGTGCCGTCAAGCCGTCTGCGGAGAAACGATGGAAATCATTGAGAACAAGGCTTTACTGCTGAGGGTACGCAATCCTCAGCAGATCACAACGGTCATCCCCAAGAGCAAAGAACTCCCGGGGAACCAAGTCGTTGTGCACTGGGGCCTCGACGAGGCACAGGTACTGCGCAACCTCCGCATCAAGAACGTACCCTCACCCATCCTCGGGCGCTACGACTGGCCCGGCCAGCACAGACCCTTCGATCATCAACGCACCACTGCGGCGTTCCTCACGATGAACCGCCGTGCGTTCTGCCTCAACGAGCAGGGCACCGGCAAGACCGGCTCCGTCATCTGGGCCGCTGACTATCTGCTCAAGGCCAACCGCATCCGCAGGGTGCTGGTCATCTGCCCGTTGTCGATCATGGATTCGGCATGGCGTGCTGACTTGTTCAAGTTCGCCATGCACCGCAACGTGGACATCGCCTACGGTGCGAAGGACAAGCGCCGCGCCGTGATCAACGGCCCCGCCGAATTCGTCATCATCAACTACGACGGTGTGGAGATCGTCGCCGACGACATCGAGCGCGGCGGCTTCGACCTGATCGTGGTGGACGAGGCCAACGCCTACAAGAACAGCATGACCAAACGCTGGAAGGTGCTGAACTCCCTGATCAAGCATGACACGTGGCTGTGGATGATGACCGGCACCCCTGCCGCCCAGTCGCCCCTTGACGCCTACGGGCTGGCCAAGTTGGTCAACCCCCAAGGTGTGCCCAAGTTCTTCTCGTCCTTCCGTGATCAAGTCATGGTGAAGTTGACGAACTACCGCTGGGTGGCCAAGGAGAACGCGACCCAGACCGTATACAACGCACTGCAACCGGCCATCCGGTACACCAAGGACGAGTGCCTTGACCTGCCCGAGATGACCTACGTGCGCCGCAACGTCGAGTTGACCAAGCAACAGCAGAAGTACTACGACCTGCTGAAGAAGCGCATGGTGATTCAGGCCGCAGGTGAGGAGATCACATCGGTCAACGCCGCCGTGAACATGTCCAAGTTGCTCCAGATCAGTTGCGGTGCGGTGTACTCCGACACGGGCGAGACCTTGGAGTTCGACATCAGCAAGCGGTACAGCGTGCTGACCGAGGTGATCGAGGAGTCCAGCCAGAAGGTGCTGATCTTCGTGCCGTTCAAGCACGTGATCGCCATCCTGTCCCAGAAGTTGTCAGAGGACGGGTACACCAACGAGGTGATCAGCGGGGACGTACCGGCAGGCAAGCGCACTGACATCTTCCGGGCGTTCCAGAACGACCCCGAGCCGAGGGTGCTGGTGATCCAGCCCCAGTCTGCCGCGCACGGTGTGACCCTGACTGCGGCCAACACGGTGGTCTGGTGGGGGCCAACCTCCAGCCTTGAGACCTACGCACAGGCCAACGCCCGGGTGCACCGGAGCGGCCAACGCCACCCATCGACAGTCGTCCAACTTGCGGGCTCTGGTGTAGAAAGACACGTTTACAACTTACTCGATAACAAAATCGACGTTCACTCAAAGATTGTCGATCTCTATAAAGATTTGCTTGACTAAAGGAGGAAACGCCACTATACTTCACTTCCCAACAACTACAGGAGAAACGAGATGACAGAAGAAAGCAAACCCGCCGTACCAGTCGAAAAACTGGTCAAGGTGTACCTCAAGATGAACGCCACCCTCTCGGAGAAGAAAGCCGCTTTCGAGGCCGAGGAGAAGGCGCTCAAGGAACAGATGGCCAAGGTCAAGGCCGCATTACTGGACTACTGCAAAGAGCAGAATGTCGAGTCGGTGCGGACGGGCGAAGGGCTGTTCTATCGTGGCGTGGCAACACGCTACTGGACGAGTGACTGGGAGTCCATGGGCAAGTTCGTTGTCGAGAACAACGTCCCCGAACTCCTTGAGAAGCGTCTGCATCAGGGCAACATGAAGCAATTCTTGGAAGCCCACCCCGACTTGTTGCCCCCGGGCTTGAACGTGGACAGCGAGTACACCATTACCGTAAGGAGAAAGTGAGATGACCGAACCGTTTGTGCCAATCGAAGACTTGGCAAAGCACTTCACGGTCTCGATCTCGACGGTGCGTGCATGGGTGCGACAGGGCCTGATCCCGAAGGAAACGTACATCAAGGTGGGCAACACCTACCGATTCAGCGTTTCCAAGGTGGTCGAGGCGCTGACCTCCGCACCCAAGCCCGAGCCTGAAAAGACCGAACCAACCCCCGAGGATTCCAACGCACCCGTGCAGTTGGAACTTGACCTCAACCCTGACAAAGACATCTAAGGAGAAACGATATGTCGAACGAAATGACCCTGTTTGGAAACCAATCCGCATCTGCCCTCGCACTGTTGCAGGGGCTGGAAGACAACCTGACCGACAAGATTGCCGGTTCCGGTGGCAACCGCCGCATCAGCCTTGAGAACAACGTGTTCTCCGAGGTCATCGGTGGCAAGACCGTGCGTGTGTCTGAAGAACGTGCCATGCAAGTGGTGATCATCAACGCCGCGCCCGTGTCCCGCACGTTCTATGCTGGCACCTACGTCAAGGGCCAGAAGTCCAAGCCGACCTGCTGGTCGAGCGACACCCAGCGCCCCGACGAGAGCGTGCCTGCCGATCAGCGCCAAGCCGCCGCCTGCAAGGACTGCAAGCAGAACATCAAGGGCTCTGCCGCCCAAGGTGAAGGCCGTGCATGCCGCTTCGCCCAGCGTGTCGCTGTGGTGCTGGCTGGTGACAACGGAGTGGAAGACAAGGTGTACCAAGTCAACCTGCCTGCTACGTCTGTGTTCGGCGACGCCGATGGCCAGAAGATGCCCCTGCAAGCCTACGGTCGCTACCTCAAGGCACACAACACGCACGTCATCAGCGTGGTGACCGAGATGCGCTTTGACCCCATGGCCCAGATGAAGTTGGTGTTCAAGCCTGTGCGCCCCCTCAACGAGTCTGAACTCAAGACCGTGCTCCCCCTGCGTGATCATCCCGACACGACCAAGGCGATCACCATGTCTGTGAGCCAGATGGATCAACCCGAGGGTGAGGAGTCGGCACCGGCACCCGCCCCGGCTGCGAAGAACGTGCTGAAGACCGAGCCGAAACCTGAGCCCAAGGCTGAGAAGGTGGACGCCGAAGTCGTCGAGGAGCCAAAGAAGGTGGTCAAGAAGACGGCCACCCCCGCTGAGGCTACCGAGAAGGCCGACCTGTCCGACATCGTTGGAGAGTGGGACGACTGAAGTCCAGTTCGGGGTGGGGTCGCTCCCCACCCCTTCTTTTTCAGTTTTCCCTCTCACACCAACGAACGGCGGCTATGGACACAAAAACATTTTTGGAGGCGGTGCTGGGAGAGGACGGTATGTACTGTGTGTGGGCTAATCGGATTTCCGATGGTCGCAAGGTGCAGAAGTTCTACCCCACCATTGACGCGCTCATCCATGCGGCTCACAACTTGGACGGTGAAGGATACGATGCGTACTTTGCACTTGGCACATTCGATGACTCTGGGTCTCGGGTAGCCAACAACGTAAAACAACTCAAGGCATTTTTCCTCGACCTCGATTGTGGGCCGACAAAGGACTACGCGACACAGACCGATGCGCTGACTGCACTGCGCTCGTTCTGCAAGCAGGTCAAACTACCTCGCCCGACCCTGATCAACTCAGGGCGCGGCGTGCATGTGTACTGGAGACTCAGTGCTTCGGTTTCACGTGAAACATGGCACCCGGTAGCCGAACGGCTCAAGGCGCTATGCAAACGCAACGGGCTCCACGCTGATCCCGTAGTGACGGCTGATGCCGCTCGGGTGCTACGCATACCGGGCACGCACAACCACAAGGGTGACCCACCTATCGAAGTCAAGGTGGTCGGTGAACTCGGCGACGCTGTGGACTTCCAAGCGTTCTCTGACCTGCTGGGCGAGGACGTTGGCAACTTCTTGGAGGCCCCAAGGAAGTACGTTCCACGTGAAACCGATGCGCTGATGCAGGCTCTGTCAGGGAGCATCGTCAGCAAGTTCAAGACCATCATGATGAAGACGGTCGCCGGTAAGGGATGCGCCCAACTGGCTGGGATCGTCAAGGATCAGGAGAACCTGACCGAACCGCTATGGCGTGCGGGTCTGTCAATTGCGAAGTTCTGTTCTGATGGCGGCAAGGCCATCCACCGCATTTCCGAGCGGCACCCCGAGTACTCGCACGATACCACAGAACACAAGGCCAGCCTGATCAAAGGCCCGTACCTGTGTGAACGGTTCAACGAGTACAAGCCCGGGGTCTGCACCGAGTGCCAGCACTGGGGCAAGATCAAGTCACCCATAAGCCTTGGCCGTGAGGTCGAGGAGGCCACCGAGGAAGACAACATCGTCGTGCAGAAGCCGCTCGGTGTGACCGATGCGGTGCCGATTCAATACGTCATCCCCAAGTACCCGAGCCCGTTCTTCCGTGGCAAGTCAGGCGGCGTGTTCAAGCGCGGCGAGAAAGTCATCAAGGACGACGGCGAGGTTGATGAGGAGAAGTCCAAAGACAAGTTGGTGTATTTCAACGACCTGTACGTGGTGCGTCGCCTCAAAGACCCCGAGATGGGCGAGTCGATGGTGATGCGCCTGCATCTGCCCAAGGATGGTGTGCGTGAGTTCACGCTCCCGCTGACCTCCGTGGGTTCCAAGGATGAGTTTCGCAAGGGCCTCGCCATGCACGGCGTGGCTGTTCTGAACGTCACAGATTTGATGGAGTACACAATGAGATGGGTAAACGAGTTGCAGTTCCAAGCCGAGGCTGAAGAAGCCTGTCGGCAGTTTGGCTGGCTGGATGACACGGGCACGGCGTTCGCGCTGGGCAACATGATGGTCTACAAGGATCGGGTCGAGGTCAACGCACCGTCAGGTGCCACAGTCGGCCTGTTCCCTTACTTCCAACCCAAGGGCACGATGGCAGGGTGGAAGGAGACCATGCAGTTCTACGACCGCCCGGGCATGGAGCCGCACCAGTTCATGGTCGGCCTGTCATTCGGTGCGGTGCTCATGGAGTTTCAGCCGATCAACGCCGCCGCCTTCCACATGTACTCCAAGGAGTCAGGGCTGGGCAAGACCACGGGCATGCTGGCCGGTGCGTCCATCTGGGGTGACCCCGACCTGTTGATGATGCAGGAGCGGGACACGTTCAACTCCAAGATGAACCGTGCCGAGGTGTACAAGAACATCGTCTGCTACATGGACGAGTTGACCAACACCAAGCCGCAAGATTTGTCGGACTGGGCGTACCAACTTCCCAGTGGCCTACAACGCAACCGCATGGGGCCGAAGGGCAACGTCGAGCGCGTGCGAGGCAAGCCGTGGAAGACTCTGTTCGGCACCACCGGCAACACCGACATGATCGAGCGCATCTCGCTGTACAAGGCACTCCCCAAGGCCGAAGCCCAGCGCATCTTGTCGCACCGGGTTGAGCGTCTGGAGTTCGCCAGTAAATCGGAGACCGATGCGTTTGCCGCCGCCGTGAAGGAGAACTTCGGTCATGCCGGGGTGCCGTACCTTCAGTACGTGATGAGCAATCTGGAGTCGGTCAAGGAACTCGCCAATACAACTCAGCAGAGGATTGACCTTGCGGCCAGTCTGACCGCCGAGAACCGCTTCTGGTCTGCGATGGTGTCCCGCACCATCACCGGCTTGTTGGTGGCGAAGAAGGCTGGCCTGATCGACTGGCAGATCGGCCCCATCGTGGCATGGGCGGTCAAGGTGATGCAGACGGCGCACACCATGGTGCGTGAGATGAACGCCGACGTGGAAGGTATCCTGACCGACTACTTGGCCGAGCACTACGGTAGCCTGCTCCGTATCAAGTCAACAGACGATGCACGCAAAGCCTCCACCGGCATCGACCATCTGATCGTGCCCGAGGCCATCCCGCGAGGCAACTCGTTCGTGGCGCGGTACGAGTACGACGTGAAGAAGTTGTACCTGTTGCCCAAGCCCCTCAAAGAGTGGTGCGGTAAGCAACAGATCAACTACTCCGGGTTCGTCGAAGGGCTCA